CTCGGGCGACGACGACCAGGCGGGCCGCCACTGCCGAAGAAGGAGCGGCCGAGGAAGACGCCAGAGGAGCGGATCAGGAGCGATCGATTCACGTTCGTCCCGGGGAGAGTGGAGACGTCGTGCGGTCACTGCGGAAAGGCTCTGTGGATCACCCCCAAGCTATTTGCCGGGCAGCAGCGCCACTACTGCGGGAGAGAGTGCCGAGGTCTTGCCGATCGCCATGCAGTCCCCCACCGCTACCAGTGCCTCCGGTGTGGCAAAGAATGCTCGATGCAGGGCAACCCGAGGCAGAAGCAGAAGGGGTTGTATTGCTCAAGGATGTGTGCCGGTGTCGTCAACGGCAGCAACAGGATTGGGGTTCCTGGTCCACTTCACAAAGCCATTGCCTCATGGTTCCACAAGTGGGGCAATGAAGAACCGGACTCACGGATTGTTGAACTTGAACGCTCGCTGTTTCCACACAGCCGAATGCTCTACCGGATCAGGCTCCTCCGTCGGTGTGCCGATTGCGGTGGCCCGAGAGAGAAGGGATCGCGGGTCTACTGCTGTGGTTGCCTTTCAGCCAGGAAGAAACGGTCGTACCGCAAGAGCGGGAAGCTCCGCAGCCGCTGCAAGCATTTCGGTGTGGAATACGACAGCAAGGTGAATCGCCTCTCGGTATGCAACCGCGACGGATGGATCTGTGCGATCTGTGGAGTGAAGACGATCAAGGAAACCAATAGGAAGCATCCACATCCCCTTGAAGGGACTCTCGACCACATCATCCCGCTCTCGAATCGCACGAAGGGAAACACATGGGACAACGTTCAGTGCGCCTGCCGTGAATGCAACTGCCATAGGAAGCGAGACCGGATCCTCTGCTGCCAAATGAGGCTTTTCTAGCCTGAAAAAAAGGCAGGCTGGGGTCCGAAAAAACGCTGAAACCAACCGGAAACCCCAGGCCTAGGCCGTGTGCGCCTCCGGAGGTTTTGCTAAGGGGGGGTAACCGATGCCAAAGGAAAAACCGACGATGAAAATCAGAGACCGCGTGAAGGAACTTCGAAGGGTCCGGGCAGGCGACCTGCTGCCCAACCCGAAGAACTGGAGGACGCATCCCGCCTCCCAGGCCGACGCCCTCAAGGGGATCCTGGCCGAGGTCGGTTATGCCGACGCCCTCCTGGCCCGCGAGCTCCCCGACGGGACGCTGATGCTGGTGGACGGACACCTCCGGGCCGAGACCACGCCCGAGCTCGAGGTGCCGGTCCTGATCCTCGACGTCAACGAGGCCGAGGCCGACAAGCTGCTCCTGTCGCTCGACCCGCTGGCGGCCCTGGCAGAGACGAACGCCATCGCCCTCGACTCGCTCCTCCGCGAAGTCGACACCGGGAGCGAAGCGCTCCAGCAAATGCTATCCGACCTAGCCTCCGATGCCGGGCTCTATCAGGAGGACAAGGCCGAGGCCAAGGAGACCACCTTCAACTATCAGCAGCAGTACGCCGTGACGGTGGTCTGTCGAGATGAGGCCCACCAAAAGGAGGTCTTCGAGTCCCTTGTCGGACAGGGCCTCGACTGCAAGGTGGTGGTCGTATGAAGATCTGCGTTCGCAACCGCTGCTCGGACTTCAACTCCTACCGGGCCGCGAGGGTGAAGAGCCTGTTCAACGCGGAGAGCGGGTGTGATTTCTCGCTCGACGCCTCGCTTCCAATCGACGATTCGGATTGGAAAATCGGCGTGGTCGTCGGCCCGTCGGGGTCCGGAAAGACATCGATTGGAAGGCAGATCTTCGGTGACGCCACGGCAATCTATGATCCGACCGACTGGCCCGAGAACAAGCCGATCGTCGACGCGATCGCCCCATCCGGTGACTTCGACGCCGTGACCGGGGCTCTGGCCTCCGTCGGGCTCGGAAGCGTTCCGTCGTGGCTTCGGCCCTTCAGCGTTCTCTCCAACGGTGAGAAGTTTCGCGCCAACCTCGCCCGGCTTGTGTGCGAGGCACCAGACCGGGTTGTCGTGGACGAGTTCACCTCCGTCGTCGATAGGCAGATTGCAAAGTTCGGAGCGCTTGCCTTCCAGAAGGCCTGGCGACGGGGCAGCGGGCAATGCGTCCTTCTGTCGTGCCACTACGACGTCATCGACTGGATAGAGCCGGATTGGATCTATGACACCGCCAGGGGCGAGTACGCCGGGAGGCGTCTTTGGCGACGGCCCAGATTCGATCTTGAAATCTGGCAGACGGATAAGCGTTACTGGCACCTGTTTGAGCCGCACTACTATCTGAAGCTTCCATCGATGGTGGCTGCAACCTACTACGTTGGAACGGTCGACGGTGAGCCCGTGTGCCATCTTGCTGTCTCCCCGTCGCTGCAATCAAACGGGATGCGCGCTAGCAGGATGGTTGTTATGCCCGAGTGGCAGGGTGCCGGCGTTGGCATGCGATTCCTGAACGAGGTCTGCGAGATGCAGATATCCGGGAGGGGGAAATACGGAGACCGCCCGAGGTGCGTCTTCTTTCACACATCGCATCCCGGCCTCTGCGGCGCGCTAAGGCGAGACCCAAAGTGGCTACAGGTCAGCGGGGCAACCGCTGGAGTCAATAAGACAAAGAGCGCCGCCAGTCTTGCAAAGTCTGGCCACGCCCCCGTTGGGTATGGTGGCCACCTTCGCGCCGTCCAGGGCTTCAAGTACGTCGGCGGTGGAAAAAAATGAGACTCTACCTCTGCGGACAGCGAGAGTTTGGAGCCCGAGTACTGCGGCTTGCCGTGTCGATGGGCCACGACGTTGTCGGGTGCTGCTGCCCGGCGGGCAACTCCACCGGCACCGGGCCCGACAGGACACGCGAGGCTGCCGGGGTCTTCGGTGTTCCCTGCATCCCAAGCGGATCGCTCACGCACGACAGGCTTCCCGACGGCGTCGACGCCATCGTGGCCGCACACTCCCACGATTTTATTGGGCAACGAACACGATACAGGGCAAAGTACGGAGCGTTTGGATACCACCCGTCGCTGCTTCCCCGCCATCGTGGCCGGGACGCCATTCGGTGGACAATTCGCATGGGAGATCCGATTGCCGGTGGTTCGATCTATTGGCTAAACGAGGTCATGGACGGTGGGCCCGTGTCGGCAAGCGAATGGTGTTGGACCTACCCGGGAGACACCCCAGATGGGCTGTGGCGAGACCGTCTTTTTCCGATCGGTATCCGGTTGATGGAGCGGGTGCTCGGTGATATTCCGGGGGCGTTCGCATCCAAGTTGCCCCAGGATGAGCGGGCTGTAACCTTCGAGCCGGCAATGAATCCACCGCGAGCATTCCGTCCGGACCTGCTCGGTCTTCCGGCACCACCTCACACCCGGGAGGCTTGAACGATGGGAAAGCGCGGACCACGCAAGCAGCCAACAGCGGTGCGGCTCCTAAAAGGCGATCGGTCAAAGCAGGGACGTAGGCCACAAGAGCCGGTCCCGCCGGCAGGAGAACTGACGCCACCGGAGTACATCGTCGGCAAGGCTCGGGAGAAGTGGGAGGAGGTGCTCCCAAAACTGGTGGCCATGCGGGTGATGACGCCCGCCGACCTCGAGACGCTCGGCCGATACTGTGCCGTGTGGGAGCAGTGGGCCAAGTGCCTGGACCAAATGCGACGGGGCCTCGATGTCCTGGTCATCCGGGACAAAGATGGCAAAGTGAAATACATGCAGTCGGCTCCCGCGGCAACGATGTTCGTCAAGCTCGGGCAATCGCTGCTCCGGATGGAGCAGGAGTTCGGCTTGACCCCGTCAGCGAGAGCCAGCATGGAGGTGACCAATATCACGCAAGAATCCGACAAGGCGGCCCGGTTCCGGGCCTTCATCGGCGGCGCGTAAGCGGCCCGAGTTCGTCGAGGGCTTCGTCTTCGACAAGACCGAGGGCGAGCAGCCGGTCAAGTTCATGGAGGAGTTCCTCGCCACCCCCGACGGGACCGGCGAGCCGCTTCGTCTTCTCCGATGGCACAAGGCCGCCGTCCGTCAGCTGTTCGGCTGGCGGCATCCCGACGGTCGCATGCGATACCGCCGCGCCGGGATCTTCATCCCGAAGAAGAACCGGAAGTCCAGCCTATTCGCGGCCCTCGGCGTGTTCATGACCAGCGGGGCCCACAAGCCCACCCAGAATCTCTACATCGCTGCGAAGGACCGCGGCCAGGCCAGGACGATCTTCGACATGACGGTAGCCTCGATCAAAGGCTCCCCGTTCCTCGACGACATCTTCGAGATCATCGATTCCAAGGCCACGATCCGGAACAAGTCGACGGGCCGGGTGATCCGCTGTCTTTCCAAGGACAGCGGATCCAACGAAGGATTGAACGGCTCGGTCCTCATCGATGAGATCCACGCGCACACCGACGGCGGGAAGCTGGTGGATGCCCTGATGTACGCCACCCGGGCAACCAAAAACTCCTTCGTGGCCACCTGCTCCACGGCCGGTGACGACCGCAACGGGATCGGCTTCCGGTGGTGGCACGACGCCGAGTTGGTCATGAAGGATCCGGCCTCCAATCCGACGTTCATGGGCCTGATCTATGCGGCCGATCCCGAGGATGACTTCTCCTCTGAGGCCGTGTGGAAGAAAGCCAACCCCGCCCTCGGGGAAGCGTTCCCGCTCGACGAGTTCCGGGCCGACTACCAGGACGCCCAGACCGACCCGCGGAAAATGTCCCGCTGGCTCCGCTACTCGTTGAACGTCTGGACCGAGCGGGATAACCGCTGGTTCCACGGTGACGAGTTCACCCGGTGCCAGATGGATCCGGTCGAGCCCCTCGACGGCCGCCCGTGTTGGGTCGGCATCGACCTGGCCGATCACGACGACCTGACGGCGGCCGTCTTCCTGTTCCGCTCGCCCGACGGCTCCTTCGACGCGGAGCTCCTGGCCTGGGTTCCCGAGGAGTCCATGATCGAGCGAGAGAAGAAGCAGAACATCCCGTATTCATCCTGGGTCCGCGACGGCTGGCTGACCGTCACCGAGGGGAGCCGGATCGATCAAGAGAAGGTCCACGCCGACATCATGGCTTTCCTCGAGCGACACGAATGCCGCGGGGTCGGCGGTGACCCTTACCACCTCGATTGGATCGCGACGAAGATGCAGAGCGACGGGATCGAGGTCCACAAGATCCGGCAATCAATCGGCTACCTGACGGGCCCCTCGAAGATGCTCGAGGATCTGGTGAAGTCCGGGAAGCTCCGATACCGCTCCCCGATCATGTCTTGGGCCAGCAACAACGTCTGCATCTGGGAGGATCCAAACCTAAACATTCGCCCTGACAAGGCGAAGTCTTCCGAGAAGGTCGACCCGATCTTCGCCCTGATCAACGCCCTCGCCCTGGCATCCACCGACGCCGAGCCCGAGGGCGGGACGTTCACCCTCTACGCCCTGTAACTTCACCGCCACGGGCCCGCCCTGTCCGATGGCGGCATGGGACTATTCGACCTCATTCCGTTCGCGCGATCCCGGCCCCAGCCCACGCCCCCGGCGGTGGAGCTGCGCGGCCTGTCCGATGGCTCCGGGCCCTGGTCGGCGTGGATCTCACCCGACGCGGTGA